CATAGGTATCACGACAAGCATTTACCACCATTCTCTCAATATGTGTTGGAGAAATACCATGACCCTGACAACGAGGATAACGATTGTGGTGTTCATATTCATATCAACAGAAGTTATGTAGGTATGGGGAACGACAATAGTACCCTACGTAAAATGGATTGGTTTTGTCATAGGTACAAACCTTTTGTATGTAGGATTGCAGGCAGACGTAGTGCAAGTTGGGCTAGGTTTAGTAAAGACTATACAAAAGATTCTTGGGACTACTTTGGTTGGGATTCCATTGATAGTAGGTATCAAGCACTCAACTTTCAGAATGAACATACTGTTGAGTTTCGTATCTTTGCTACACCAAACTATGACGGGATTCATATGATGAGGTATGTTGACTTTGTAGATTCCCTTGTGCATTGGTCAATGCAAGCAACGAAAGAAGAAGTTATGAATACTACTGCTTGGGATTACTACAAAGCGTTTGTTGATAACAGAGCAAAGAAGTACAAACAACTATACAAAGTATTGAACAATGATAGTTACTTTAGAAAAAATATAAATATATGACAAGTGTCATAGGAAAGGTAAATTATGTGTATTGCAATAATCAAACCGAAAGGTAAAGACATACCTTCAAAAGAATACATAGAAAATTCTTTTGACAACAATCCCGACGGGGGTGGGTATGCAGTTAAACGTAATGGCTATATCAAGTATGCCAAAGGTTACTTTGATGTAGATGAATACTACAAAGTATTACAAGAGAATATCAGAAAAGAAGATGAGGCTCTCATTCACATGAGGATTACTACTCATGGTGGTACGTCTAAAGAATGTTGTCACCCTTTTCCGATTACTAACTCTTACAAGAAGATGAGAAAAACAGAAGGTAAGACAGACAGAATACTTATTCACAATGGTGTATTGGGGGGTAAGTTTGGAGATGAAGCTAAAGAAGGAGTATCAGATACTATGGTACTTACCAAGTATATTGACGAAGCTGGGTTTAGTAACTATGGTAAAGGTTTCAAATCTATTATGAATACAGTTGTAAGTGGTACGAACAAAGTTGCTATACTTACTAACAGAGGTATTACTATGATTGGTAGTGGTTGGACTAATGCTAGTGACGGGAATTGGTATTCTAATTCTACTTATAGTTATGGGTGCAATATGGGTTACTATGGTAAAGCTTTCAATAATTGGGGTTTCAATGATAGTTACTTATATGGTAGTAAGAAGAAAAAGAAAAAGAGGAATAAAAGTAATGACACTTACTTAAAAAACCACTATACTACTACTAATGTACAACAACTAAGTACTCAAGCACAGTTAGATTTAGCTGATGATACTTGTCCATATTGTTTGGCATTTTTAGGAGAAAGGAAAGGTAAGCAAAGTATTATAACTTGCCACTGTTGTTGTACACACTTTACAGATATAGTATAATACACATATACAAAGGAGTGTTCCTTATTCATTTTCACGCCTTTGTAGGCAGTTTGAGTGTTCTGTTTCCTAGTCAAAAACACTCACTTTTTTATTAAACTAAAAACAAAGAAAGGGGGTAATAACCTTTTATTAAATAGTACGCTTGTGATGAAAACCTTTGGGTGTATAGGTTAACCCAAAAGCTATGACAGTGTCATAGGTTTTATTTAACATTAACAAAGAAAGTAATTATGAGAGAAAAAATATATGATACATTTACAGCAGTAACTGGAGAACAACCAATGAAAGAAAAAACTGTAGAATGTGAGAAGTCCTTTCAACCAATAGTACAATATTCTTTTAATGAAAACTACGTTAGGTGGTTAGAAACTAGAATATTTAAAATAGAAAAATTTATTGAAGATGCTTGTAACAATGAAATAGATGATTGTAACAAAGCAGTCAATGAAGTAACTGATGGAAGTGAACAAATATTTGAAGGCAGAAAAGAATATGCTGAATATATATTAAGATGTAAAGACAAAGGTTGGTATTTAGATAATGATACTAATGCTAATCAATTAGAATTAGATATAGAAAAATAAAAATAATAGTTGACAACTATTAAAAAATAATGATACTCTTATAACCATAACTTAATTGGAGGTGGTTATATGAGTATATTTAAATTACGACCCTACAACTATTTAGTAGAAAAAGATACTTGTCAAACAAAAAGTTTAGGAAAACACGCAGGTCACTGTGGGCATTGTGGTCTTATGTTTGGCACACTAGAAATAGGAACTAACTGTAGTCGTTGTGGCTCACTATTATTCGACCCTAATCACGAAAATGGATTAGACGAATGGAGAGCTAAACGTGAGCAGTAATGAGTCCTTCAATACTTTCTATGACACTGTCATAGAACCTTTATACAAACAACAAAAAGAGTTAGAGAATCAATCTATAGAAATAACTGTAGAGAGGTATCAAAAAGCTCTTTCCGATATGGAGAAAAGAGGTAGAGCTGGTGAAACAAAACCAGTTATACTTCTTATTTCTCGCTCTACTCAACAACTATCTAAATCAATCGAAGACTGGATTTATCCTTCAACAAAAGAAAGAGGCTGGAATGCAGGTAGAAAAGCTACTACTCGTTCTATATTTAAAAGCCTTGAACTATCCCCATTTGAATATGCTTTCTGTACATTAAAGGTTGTGTTTAATCATATAGTAACTACTAATAATGATTTAGCAAAACAAACTTCTATATGTATAGCGTTAGCAGAAACATTAATACACGAAGCTAACTATAGAAAATTTAAAAAACAAGAACCAAAAATGTTGCGTTCAATTCAAACTCATGTTAAACATATAGATGCGTACAAGAATAAAGAATTAGAATTTGTAGAGAAGTGCATGAGTGAAAGAGGAATGTTAAAACACACACTTGATAAAGAAGATAAACTACGACTAGGACACAAACTTTTAGAGCTAGCTATTGAGCAAACGGGAATGTTTGAAAGCAAAAGAATAAGAGTAGGTAAAAATAAATCTAGCTTTGTGGTTACGCTATCAGAAAAAATTAAAAATTTTCTAAACGAAAGCTCAGAACTATTAGCATTTTTTACTCCAACATACAGACCTATGGTTGTTCCTCCTGTGAATTGGACAAGTCTATATTCTGGTGGCTATTTAAGTCAACACCCAAATTGGAAACCTGACTTTATTAGGCGTATGACTATTAAACAACACAGAGATTTGGGACAGGAGGATTTAACCATAGCAATGAAAGCTGTCAACACAGCACAACAAACTTCTTGGACAATAAACACAGAGGTGCTTAAGGTTATGAAGACGTTGTGGGTAGAGTGTGGTGGTATAGCAGGATTACCTACTACAGAAAACACTGAGCTTCCTCCAAGACCTTGGGATAAAATGTCTAAAGAACAATGGATACAATTTAAAAAAGAAAATAAAGATTTAGTTTCTAGATATAGTAAAGCTTGTGCTAATGTATATGCAGAGAATAGAGAGATGTCATCTAAACGTATAGCTTTACTTTCACAAATGCAAATAGCAGAAGACTATTCTAAATATAAAGAGATATACTTCCCATGGAATTTAGATTTTAGAGGAAGAATATATCCTATACCTACTACATTAAATCCTCAATCAAATGATATAGGTAAGTCATTATTAAAATTTTCTAGAGGATATAAGCTAACAGAAAGAGGAATGTATTGGTGGAAAGTAGGGTGTGCTAATGCTTATGGAGAAGATAAAATAGATTTTAATTCAAGAGTAGAATGGTTTGAAGAAAATAAAAAATGGATTCTTGAGTGTGGACAAAAACCTTTAGAGTGTTCTTATTGGTGTAATGCTGATAGTCCTTTTCAATTTCTTGGATTTTGTTTAGAGTATGCTAAAGGAGATAGCATATCTTACTTACCAATTAATATGGACGGAACTTGTAATGGGTTACAACATTTATCTGCTATGACACTTGACGACATAGGAGGTAAAGCAGTAAACTTATTAGACTCAAAAGAACCACAAGATATTTATACAGAAGTAGCAGAAGAATTAAAAGAACAATTAAAGTTAGATGATGAAGCAGGAGTAGAAAGAAACTACTGTCAAATGTGGCAAGATAAAATAGATAGAAAGTTAGTTAAGTCTGGTACTATGACTACTCCTTATGGTGTAAGTCACTATGGATTAAAAGACCAAATACTAGAACAAGCTAAAGAAAAACTAGAAGGATATACAGTAGACAAATTCAGAGCATCAGTGTACTTAGCAGATAAACTAGGCGAGTCTATTAGAAACGTCGTTGTGGGTGCGAGGAAAACAATGGACTGGTTTGATACTATAGTAGAAGAAAGTAATCAACAATTTATTAAATGGTATACTCCATTAACAAACTTCCCAGTAATTCAAAGTTATCAGAAGAGTAAAAAGAAAAGGGTAAGTTTATTTATTGGTAATCAAAGAGTGCAATTACATATACAAAAAAGAGTAGATATAGCTGCCGAAGGTAAACAGAAGTCTGGCTTCTCACCTAACTTTGTACATAGTATAGATGCTTGTATGTTAATGGAAACTTTAATAAGACTATTTGAAGATAAAGGAGTACGAGAGTTTAGTTTAATACATGACTCTTATGGTACTCATGCAAACCATGTAGATGATTTACATAAAATTTTACGAAAAGTTTTTGTTGACATCTATAAAAATGGTGATATACTTCAAAGTATTAAGAGTCAATTAGGAGCTAAAACAGAACCTCCTAAACTTGGCAAGTTAAATATTGAAGAGGTACTTAAAAGTAAATACTTCTTCCATTAAAAGTAGTAGTTATAATAACTACTTAAATATAAACTTATAAGGAGAATAAGTATGAGCAACATAGTTCGATTAGTTACACCAGTGGGTGTAGGTAAATACGTGTTCATTAATGAACCACAAACAAAGTTCGACCCTAATGGGGTGTACAACGTTAGTCTAGTTATGTCAGAGAAAGACGCTAGTCCATTAATGACTACATTAGATGAACAACTAGAACTTGCAAAAACGCAAGCACTAGAAACTGCTAAACCTCAGAAGAGAGATAGCTTAAGTATTAACAAACCATACACTAGAGAGTATGATGACAGTGGTGTAGAGACAGGTAACATTGAATTTAAATTCAAGATGACTGCTAAGTATACTACACGAGATGGAGAAGTAAGAGAGCGTAAGCCTACCATAGTTGACACTAAAAGAAATACTGTTAACGAAATAGTTGGTAGTGGTTCTAAACTAAAAGTTGCATTTAATGCACGTCCATACTATATGCCATCTGCTAATGCTTATGGTGTATCTTGTTTCTTATCAGCAGTTCAAGTAATTGAATTGAAAGGGGTAGACGTATCTGACTTTGCAGAAGAAGAAGGATTCGTTAGCACTGCGATTGCTGAAGAAAAAATCTCAGCAGTTGAAAGTAACCCTGATGACTTCTAAGAAACCAAAGAAGTTTAAAAGAAATGACCCAAGTCTGAAGCATGGTTATCGCTCGGGCTTGGAGCATTCTTTTGCAAGAGACCTTGACGAAAAGAATGTTGAGTATGGTTATGAATCAAAAGTTATTACTTATGTAAAACCCGAGTCTAATCATAGGTATACTCCCGACTTTATTGTAAAAACTAAATCGGGTAAAACTATTATAATAGAAACTAAAGGTAGGTTTGTTTCATCAGATAGAGTTAAACACCTACTTATTAAAAGACAATACCCAAACCTTGACATTCGTTTCGTCTTTGGTAAAGTTAAACAACGATTAAGTAAACGTAGCAAAACTACTTATGGAGAATGGTGTGAAAGACATGGCTTCAAATATGCCGAAACTATTATGCCAGACGAGTGGTTAAAGGAGTGATTATGGATTATAAAACTAATGATAGTGGGGAGAGAGTAGAGTTTAAATCTGGTATGGTCAGAGATACTAATAAAGGTAAAGCTAACTTTAATCTTCTTATTCCAAAAGGTATTAGATACGAAGAGCAAATGCTTACTAGGTTTGCAGAGTTACTAACAAGAGGAGGAGAGAAATATACACCTCGTAATTGGGAACAAGCAAACTCAGAAGAAGAATTAGAAAGATATAAAGAATCTGCATTTAGACATTTAGTACAGTGGTTGAGTGGAGCAACTGATGAAGACCATGCGTCAGCAGTTATGTTTAATATTCTTGCTCATGAAACAACAGAGACTAAAATATTAAATACTGATGAAGAACCTACTGGTTCAGAAATAAATGACATGGAGCAAGCTTATGATGGAATGTAAAGGAGGAGCAATACAAACACATTTACCTTGTAGTGACTGTGGTAGTAGTGATGCTCTTGCTATATATTCTAATGGTACGTATTGTTTCTCATGTAAGACTTATACGAAAGAGGATAATAAAGATATGGAAGTACAAGAACCAAAGCGATTAGATTTAATTGAAGGAAAATATCAAGCGTTAACTAAACGTAGTATTACAGAAGAAACCTGCAGAAAGTTTAATTATAAAGTAGGAACATGGAGAGGACACCCTTGTCATGTAGCATCTTACTATAAAAATGGAAGTGAAGTAGCACAACATATCCGAACACCCGACAAGCAATTCCCTTGGACTGGAGAACCCGACGACATAGAATTATTT